TTCCATGAAACGTTATTTTAATTCAATCGCGCGTACTTCAAAAGTATAAATAAAATCATATTAACCCTCTAAGGAGAACCAAATGAACTTACAAGAAGACATCCAAAGAAAGTGGGAGCCAATTCTAGCTCACCCAGACTTGGCCCCTATCAAAGATACACACCGTAGAAGCGTTACAGCTGTTGTTCTTGAGAACACAGAAAAAGCTCTTCGTGAAGCTAACCACTATGTCCCACAGACATTGACAGAAGCTGCTCCAGCAAATCAAACAGGTGCTGACATTGATACATTCGATCCAGTTTTGATTAGCTTGGTTCGTCGTGCAATGCCTAACTTGATTGCTTATGACATCTGCGGCGTTCAGCCAATGACTGGCCCAACAGGCTTGATCTTCGCAATGCGTTCTAAGTACAGCAACAGCTCTAACAGTGGTGTTGAAAACTTCTACGGCGAAGTTAACACACAGTTCTCTTCTGTTACAGGTAGCGCAAATACATTAGGTGACAAACAAGTTGGTACTTTCCCAGGTAACACAACATCTGGTACATCTAACTTGGCTCAACAAGGCATCTATAACTTTGGTGCTGGTATGTCTACTGCACAATCAGAAGCACTAGGTTCTTCTGGCAACGTAGCATTTGCTGAGATGGCATTCTCTATTGAGAAAGTTACTGTTACAGCTAAGTCACGTGCTTTGAAGGCAGAGTACTCAATGGAACTTGCTCAAGACTTGAAAGCAATCCATGGTCTAGACGCAGAGACAGAATTGTCTAACATTCTTTCTGCTGAAATTCTTGCTGAAATCAACCGTGAAGTTGTTCGTACAATCAATGTAACTGCCACACGTGGTGCTACAGAGAACACAACAACAGTTGGACGTTTTGACTTGGATACAGACTCTAACGGTCGTTGGTCTGTTGAGAAGTTCAAAGGTTTGATGTTCCAAGTTGAACGTGAAGCTAACCAAATTGCTAAGGCAACAAGACGTGGTAAGGGTAACATGATCATCTGTTCATCTGATGTAGCTTCTGCTCTTCAAATGGCTGGTGTTCTAGATTACACTCCTGCTCTTAACAGCAACAACTTGAACGTTGATGATACAGGCAATACTTTTGCTGGTGTATTGAACGGTCGCGTTCGTGTTTATATCGACCCATATGCTGGTGGCAACTACATGGTTGTAGGTTACAAAGGTTCTAGCGCATTTGATGCTGGCCTGTTCTACTGCCCATATGTTCCTCTACAAATGGTTCGTGCTGTTGATCCAGACAGCTTCCAACCAAAGATTGGTTTCAAGACTCGTTACGGTATGGTTGCAAACCCATATGCAGAAGGCGCAACAGCTGGCCTTGGCGCATTGACAAAAGACTCTAACGTTTACTACAGACGTATTCTAGTCGACAACTTGATGTAATCAAGAATCCCCGCAGAGGGATATTGAGAGGACCTTCGGGTCCTCTCTTTTTTTGCCTAACATAAATAGTAGAAAGGAACCTACTATGAGTGCATTAACAAACACCCCAACAAATAGAAACTTTCTCTCACCTCTAAACTTTAGATTGGTGCTGCAGAAAGCACCTCTACTCAACTTCTTTTTGCAAAGTGCATCCATTCCTGGATTGACATTTGCAGGCAATGTTATCATGCCAACCCCATTGTTGGATATTCCAATCCCTGGCGAACGTCTTGTATACTCTCCCTTAACAGTATCTTTCATGGTTGATGAAGATATGTCAAACTACTTGGAAATATTCAATTGGATGGTATCTCTTGCTGCAAACGACCTCCAACCGTTTGCAAGATACCAAGCTCAAACATCGATTGAGCCAGATGTTAATAGTAGAGATAGGTCAGATATTAAGTTAATGATCCTTACGAGCTCAAAGAATCCAAACATTGAAGTTAACTTTATAGATGCGTTCCCATCTCAGCTTGGTGAATTGAATTTCAATACAACATCAGCTGGTGTCAATTATTTGGAGTCCTCAGTAACTTTTGAATACATTAAGTACAATATTACTATGATATAAGTTGACTTTTTTGATAAAATATGATACAATCTCGTCCTGTTGGAGGACATATGAAGACTGAAGAGATAATTGATGAGTGGAAAATGGATAGTGATATTGATAAGACAGAACTCGGTAAAGAGTCGTTGCGTATTCCTCAACTTCACTCCAAATATTTAAAAGAGTTTTACATGGCCAAGACAACCTATGTGAAACTCAATCAAGATTACAAGAACACATACAAGTTAAAATATCAATACTATCAAGGTCTTCTTTCAAAAGAAGAGCTAGAAGAAAAAGGATGGGATATCCAACCATTAAAGATATTGAAAGCTGATATTCCTGTATACATTGAATCCGATGAAGATCTTCAGTTAATTAAAAATAAGATACAGTTAACAGAAGATAAGATAGAGATTCTTGAAAACATAATAAAGACACTCAATAACCGCGGATACTTAATTAAGAACGCTATTGAGTGGGAACGATTTAAAATGGGTCTATGATACAAATAGAGAAGTTTAACGAGACATACAACAAGGTTCATTGCAGTGATGATATTGCAAGAGAGTTGAGTGATTACTTTACTTTTGAAGTACCTGGTGCTCGTTTTATTCCTTCTGTCAAGGCTCGAAAGTGGGATGGTAAGATAAGATTGTTCAACTCCGGTACTCATCACATCTACGCTGGTTTAATTGAGTATGTGGAAGACTTTGCAAAGCAGAATAATTATTCATGTGAGAGATTAACTGACTTTACAGACGAAGTAATAGAGAATGTATCTGATGTAGTTGATAGTTTTGAATTAACAAAAGAGCCACGTGACTACCAGCTAGCAGCGTTTGCTCATGCAGTGAGAAAGAGGAGAGCTCTTTTACTATCACCAACTGCTTCTGGTAAGTCACTGATCATTTACATGCTTTGTAGATACTACAATGTAAAGACATTGCTTGTTGTTCCTACAACCTCCCTTGTATATCAAATGCATTCGGATTTCAAAGAGTATGGATTTGACTCCGAGAATAATTGTCATATGATTTTTTCAGGTCAAGAGAAAGATGTTGATAAACAAATATTCATCTCAACTTGGCAGTCAATTTACAAACTCCCTAAGAAATGGTTTGATCAGTTTGAGTGTGTTATAGGAGATGAGGCGCATTTGTTCAAAGCTAATTCTCTTACCACAATCATGAAGAATCTTGGTAACTGTAAGTATAGGTTTGGCTTTACTGGTACACTTGACGGTTCACAAACCCATAAGCTAGTATTAGAAGGGTTGTTCGGTACTGTAAAGAAGGTAACTACAACATCTGAACTGATAGAGCAAAAACACTTATCTGAGTTTAGAATCAAAGCTATAGTACTTGGGTACGAAGATGAGACAAGGCAGCTAATAAAGAAAGCTACATACCAAGATGAGATGGATTTTCTAGTTAACTATCCACCCAGAAATAAATTTATATGCAATCTAGCAATATCTTTAAAAGGTAACACACTAGTATTGTATCAGTATGTTGACAAACACGGTAAAACAATATATGATGAGATCAAGAATAAAGCAGTTGATAGACAAGTTTACTTCGTCTCTGGTACGATTAGCGGTTCGGATAGAGATGATATTAGAAGAGCTGTGGAGCTGGAGACTGATTCGATTATTGTCGCTTCTTATGGTACTTTTTCTACTGGCGTCAATATTAAGAACTTGCACAATATCATTTTCGCTTCACCTTCAAAATCAAGGGTCAGGAACCTCCAATCAATCGGTCGTGGACTTAGATTGGGTGACAGAAAAGAAAGAGCTTGTCTATATGACATAGCTGATGATTTATCATGGAAACAAAGTAAGAATCACACACTGAATCATTTTGTTGAGCGTATCAAAATATATAATGAAGAGAAGTTTGAGTATAAGACTTACAACATACCACTCAAAGGATAATAATGACTAAAATAATAAAGCTGGTTAACGATCATGAGATTATTGGAGATTTGATCCACGAAGATAAAGATAGTGTTATTTTGGACAATCCGTTTTCTATCCACTACATGACATCTAGTAGATCCGATAGACCTATTATTGGTTTATTGAGATACATGCCATTTGCTGATAGAAGAGATATTGTTTTTGGAAAAAGAGATATCATAAACTGTCTAGATGCAAGAAAGTCAATGGCTGGATACTATAAGTCTGTTCTTGAAAACCATATTAGATATGTTGATGAGAATATTGACAACGAACTTGAATCGGTTGCAGAGGAAGAAATAGCTGCGCAGAATCAACAAGAGCTGTCACCTGCTGAGGTGATGGCAACTTTCCTAAGTAGACTGACAAACGATAAGATGCATTGATTATGGCTGAACATTATATTGACAATAAGACATTCTATGAGGCTATCAAGCAGCACAGAGCTAATATTAAACTTGCCGAGGTAGAGGGAAGAACAAAACCAATAATTCCCAACTATATTGGTAGCTGTATTCTTATGATTGCCAATAGGTTAGCAACAAAGCCTAACTTCATTAATTACTCTTATAAAGATGAGATGATATCAGACGGTATTGAAAACTGTATCATGTACATTGATAACTTTGATCCTGATAAGTCCACTAATCCTTTTGCTTACTTTACACAAATCATTTACTTTGCGTTTCTGAGACGAATCCAGAAAGAAAAGAAGCATCTCTATATTAAGCACCAGGTGTTTAGAAACTCAGCTATCTCAGATGAATTGTATGATATTCAAGATGGTGACGACTTTGGTAATGGGCCAGTTAATAGCATGATGGATACAGAGAAGATGGACGACTTTGTGAAGGCGTTTGAGATAGGTCTAGAGAAGAAACGTAAACCAGCACAGAAGGTTGGTATTGAAAACTTCGTAGAGGAATAATATGAAGATTTGTTTTTTAACAGACACTCATTATGGGGCCAGGGGTGATCATTTAGCTTTTGACAAACAGTTTGATAA